TCTGTCTAATGATAGGTACACTCTTGATATGGTCAGGATTGATGACAAAATTAAAGAAGTCATTACTCAAATTAAACTGGCTGAAGCAGAAGTTGCTCACAAGCAAAATAGCGTTGAAGGCGCTGCTCCACAAGTTTCTGTAGCTACTTAATCAAAAGCTACATTGCTGAAATGCATAAATACCTTAGGATCTCTTGCACTCTACTAAAAAATAACATATAATTTTATCACTATACAAAAATAAAAATATTAAATGTAGACGCGTATAGTCGACATGCCCCTAGGGACTACATTTAAATATTCTAGGAGGAATATAATTATGGCAAACACAACATTTAGCGGACCGGTACGTTCGGAAAACAACGTACAGCTAATTAGTAAAACAGCAGCTACAGGTGTAGTTCACGACAGAACTCAATGTTTTGGATTACATGATGCTAGAAGATATTATCTTTATGAGCCTTTCTATCAAAGACCAGGACTTAATGCGATAAATATCATTGACCCTGACGCAGATAATGCATCAGCGTTAGCAATAACACAAGCAGCGAACAAAAACTTTGAAACATTAGGTACTAACATGACAACTGCTTTAACAACTTTTCCAGGAACTCAAGCAGGAATCTTAATGACAACTGCTGGTGCAGATCAGGATCAGGCAATTCTTTTACCACATTTAGACACTAACCAATCAGCTTGGTCTAAAGTTTTATTTGGTACTGAGAATGAAGTTGAATGGGAATGTTCAATTTCTTTACCTGCACTTGATAACCAAAAAGTTTGGGCTGGTTTAAAGTTAACTAATGATCAATTAGTTGCAACCGATGCTAATCAGGTATTTTTTAAATATCAAACAGATGCAACAAACAGTGAAGCTTTTACTGATTTTGCTAAGTGGCATTTTGTTCACAGTATTGGTGGAACTGATTACATCAGTAGATTACCAATCGACGTAGCAGCAGATACACAATATCATTTAAAAATTAAAATTGATAGTGATAGAAAAGCGACTATTTATGTAAATGGTATACAGTACAATGTTACAGGAACTTCAGGTTCTACAGGAGGTACAGCAGTAACAGCAGTACAACCTGGAAAAACAGCAACTAAAACTGCAGCATTAACTAATGATATAGATTTAATTCCATACATTGGTATTGAAGCAGGTGCGGCAGCAGCTGAAGCATTAAACGTACACTACCAA